AGCGGATAGACGGCAAGGTCAAACGGGCTCAGGACAAGATTGACCAGGCCAATGCGGAAAAGGGATTGACGATTGAAGGCGAGGTATTGCACCGCGTGCCGGTTATCCCTGCCGAACCGGTCGAGCCGTTAAAGCGCCTGGTGATGGACAGTGGCATTAACAGATCGGAACCGGAAGAGCAGCCTATGAGTTACTTAGACACGGTGCGCATGTTGAAGCGCGCCGGGGAATAAAAAAACCGGCAGTTGACGCTGCCGGTGACTTACAACCACAACCCTGTAAAGACAAGAGGATTATAACCAATGAGACATCACTACGTCAAAACCAGCAACCACACGACCTTTATGGATCTGGTGGATGCCGTTGAAAACCGCGCCGCCCGTGAGGCGCGCATCCTGCTGTTAGCGGGCGAACCCGGCACCGGCAAAAGCCGCTGCGTGGACCATTTCGGCGCAGAACGTAACGCTATTCATATAGAAGGCATGCCCGGCATGAGTGTCGCGTATCTGCGGGAATTGCTGGCTTACGAACTGGATTGTGCCGGCGGCACCAAATTTCAGCAACAAAAAGCCATCCAAGAAGCCTTTGCGGTACGCAGGCCCACCGTCATTCTGGATGAAGCCCAGCATGGCCTGGACCACAAAGCCGAATGCATCGAGTTTTTACGCCGCGTGTGTGAACAAGCCGGGAGCCTGTTGGTGCTGGTCTGTCATACCTCGGAAAAGCACCGCTTCGGCGAACACAAATTGGCGCACATTGCGACCCGGATCAGTGCCCTGGTGGAGTTTAGCCCCGCGCACCTGGGCGATACCGCCTTGTACTTGCGGGAATTGTGCGAGGTTGCGGTCGATGACGCGGTCATTAAACAGGCGCTGGCACAATCGCGGGGCCGGTATCGGTTGCTGTCCAATGCCTGCCGCATCCTGGAGGATCTGGCCCAGGCTACCGGCAAAAGCGCATTGACCGGCGATGACGTGAAAGGCGCGATGCTCTGCGAAGACGCCATGAAATCCTTGCGCAAAGGAGGCAAATGATGCCGATGCGCAAAGGCCAAAGCGCCCCCAGAACCGTGACCGGCGGCTTACGCGCCAAGGCGTGGTGGGTGCTGCGAAAAAACCGAAGCATGACCTTGGCCGAACTGATGTTGACCCTCTGTGATGGCAGCGAAAAGGAAGCGGAAAGCAACCTAAGACGCTGGCTTAACAGTCTGGTTAAGGCCGGTGTGTTGACCCGCAGCCGGGTTGCCGATGGCAAATTGAACAGCAACGGCAGCTATCAATACCACCTGGTAAAGGATATCGGCCCCAAGTCGCCGGTGGTCAGAGCCAGCGGCCTGACGGTATTTGATCCTAATTCCGGCAAGTTAATGCCGTTAACAGGAGGCGATCAATGAGCCTGCGCGAATTTACTGAAAAACAGCGGGCGTTAATGGCTGCGTGCGAAGACGCATTTGCGAAACGAGCACGGGTTTATGTCACCGGTTATTTTGCCGAACACAGCAGGGCAACCGCCTTATCACTGGAAAGAAGAGGCTTTTTGTCGATTGGTTGTGATGGCGCACTGGATAGCTATGCCTTTATTGATGGCCAGCAGTATTCCGAATGGCTGGCACTCAGCCAAGGCGGCCGGGATGAGTGAGTTACTGAGCGCTTTTAAAGCCAAGCGGGATGACATCGGTACCAAAGCCCTGGCTGAACAACTGGGGATAAAAGACAGCGCGGTCCGTATGGTCTGCACCGGTCACTACCCCAACCCGGCACCGATATTGGCTAAGTTTGCCCGGCATTACATTGATGTGGTGCCCTGCCCTTTTGTTAAACGGACGATCAACCGCGAGGACTGCACGCAACGCAGTACCGCGCCCCGCCCTTTCGGCGGCGCGCAAAAATTAGCCTGGTGGCAAGCCTGCCAGACCTGTGAACACAAAGCTTAGGAGGCCTTATGGCAACCCAACTGAATTTACAAATGAAGACCGGCAAGAATGACACCGTGTTTATTGACCAACATTCAAACCACCAGGTACGCATCCTCATCAACGACGGCCAAGTCATTATCGGAACGCCCATGGATATCCATGAAGTGGACATGCTCATCGCCATGCTGCAAGCAGCCAAGGCCAAGTTACGCCAGCTGCGCGCCAAAGAAGGCGGTGCGCAATGAAGGTGCTGTTGCTGGTATCCGATAACGACAGCGGCATTGAAGTTAATGTCAGCACCTTTGCCGCTCCGGAGGAACGGGAAGCGGACAGCGTAGCCGGACAGCTGCTGGAATTTTTGGAAGAAGCCATTGATTCTTGGATTGCAACCCGAGAGATGGACGCTCAACAAACAGCCGAGTATATGCAACTCAAGGCCTTACAAGCCGGAAGCTTAAATTAGGGGGTATCCATGCACCGTTATAACGAATTACTTAAAACCTGCTTGCCCCTTGTTAATAGCGAACTCACCCGGGAACGCATTAACGCCGATCAGGCGGCACAGCGCCTGAGAAAACAACAACAAAACGACCGGAAAACGGCCAAGTTATTAGAAAAAAAGGGGGTCTTATGAGTCTGAAAAAACATTATCCCAATGTCGCAACCGTCAGGCTGCATGCGCGGTGTGTGCAACAAGCCGTGTTGTTTTTAGCTGAGTTAGGCGTGGAAATCAGCCAGGTGCGCTTTAGCCGCACGGCACCGCCTCATATTGATGTCGAGAACTGCCCGGGATTGAGCAGCCTGAAAGGCCATAAGTTAAGCGGTCGCGGCGAGAATGAACACGGCCCTTACATTAAAAAGCTGACCCATATTGACGGCTGTACCGTCGAATGGCGGGAGCCCATCCAATGACCGGCCTGTACTTGTTTTTAGTCGGCCTGGCAACCGGGGGATTGCTGGGCATCGGCGTGATGGCGCTATTGCTGAGCCTGCGCTTTAACACGACCGACACTGAACTTGACCCTTACCAAGAGGAATACCATGAGCACCGCTAAACGTACCCGCATCAAACAGGCCGCCCAACTGGCTGTCCCGCAAAACAAAGACGAATGCGCCGAATACATCAACCAAATCGGCCGCTGTGACCGGCAGATTGCGGTATTACAAGCAGCGATGAATGACGAGATTGCGGTGATTACCGACCGCTACACCGGCGAGTTCACGCCCTTGCAGGAGCAAATCAAAGCCTTATCGGAAGGCGTACAAAGCTGGTGCGAAGCAAACCGGGATGAGCTGACGGTCAACGGCAAAACCAAAAGCGGCCAATTCTTAACCGGTACCGTGCAATGGCGGCAAAAACCCCCGTCGGTAGCCGTGCGCGGCGTGGAAGCCGTCTTGGAAACCCTTAAGCGCCTGGGTTTGTCACGCTTTGTCAGAACCAAGGAAGAGCTGAATAAAGAAGCTATTTTGAATGAGCCCGACGCCGTTAAAGGGGTGGCGGGGCTATCGATTAAAACCGGCGTTGAAGACTTCGTCATCAGCCCATTTGAACAGGAGGCCTAATGCTAACGCCCATTTACAACACCTTAGCGGAAGCCACCGTAAAAGCCAATATCATGACCCGGCAGACCCGCCGCTACTGGACCGCTATCCGCTATGACGCGGACGGCTGGATTATCACCGACATTTACCACCCCATCGCTTAAGGAGGACGGATGGCCATCATTTATAGCGATGAAGTTTGTAAGATTTTGGGGCTCTTGCCGGGTTCGTTTCCCGGCTTTAGAAAAGACACGCCTGATTTTCCCAAGTCCTTGGGGCTATTTGTTCGAGCCGGTGTTATCGGCAAATGGCACGGCTTTGATGCGGATCAGTTTAATGCCTGGTTAGAGAAGCAAAGCCGGATAGAGGCCCGGTGGATCAGTAGTCACGCGATTTGCGCGCGCTTAAAAATCAAGCATAACTGCTTTAATTCTTTTAGAAAGAAGCACCCTGATTTCCCTAAGCCGGAGGCCATGAAGCGCCTCGTTGGCGCTAAATTCCGGGCCTTGCAGTTTAGCCGAGCCGCGTTTGACGCTTGGCTTGAGACAGCTGACTGGCAATGGGCTACCCAGGCGGATGATGAAGATGAGGACATGATCATCAGGTGCGGCAGCCCCGATGCAAGGCCCCGCCTAACGCCGCCCAACAGTCTGGAATTTAAATTTATCGCAGGCCATTTTACGCGTCATTTTGCTCAATCCGTTAACGACCCCAGGAGCCCCGTATGAAAGAAAGCCCCGCCGAGTTACTGAATCGCGCCTTTGCCCTTAGGCAAAGCGCCCGAAACTTACAAGAGGCCGCCGAGAGAGCCGAAGGCTTTAACGGCCGCCGAGACCGTGAATACGCCGGAGTATGCCTTCGGGAGGCCCTTATTCTTGAAGGTCAGGCTAATTTAGCCGCCCAAGGAGATACTGATGAGTAACTCGACCCGTCTGGCCGAACTGGCTAAGATTCACATTGCCAAAAAACAACTGGATCTGGATGACGACACCTACCGGCAAATACTAAAAGAGCAAGGCGGGGCGGAATCCAGCAGCAAACTAACCGCCTTAGGGCGCGCCAAAGTGCTGGACTATTTTCGGCAGAAAGGCTTTTCGGCCAAAGCGAAGCCCCAGCACGGTAGAGCGCCGAATAACCTGGGCAGTCAATCGGATCGGGCGGCCAAGCTGGGCAAGATTCAGGCGCTGCTGGCTGAAGCCAATCGCCCGTTTGAGTATGCGCAGGCCTTAGCCAAACGCATGTACAAAAAAGACGCGCTGGAGTTTTGCAGTCATGCCGAGCTGACCGGGATTATTACGGCCTTGGTTAAGAATGCGAAGAAGGAAGGGAGGCGAGTGGAATGAGGCCGACAAAAGAGCAATGGGAAGATGCTAAACAGCAGTTTGATTGGACCGGATCAATTAACCTGCGCTGTGATGGCTATCTAGTCGAAATCAGATTATTACAAAAAAAGATGAGGCTTTTTGTCGGGGTTTTGGTTAACGGATCCATCAAGCGGGAATATTTCTGGCATGGACATGAGCGAGACCGGTCTGAAATACCCGATATAGCCAGGCGCTTTTTCCGGATAAAAAAGCAAAGACTTCCAGCCAAAAAAGTTGCCGAGTATGAAAGATTAGTTGGGAAAAAAGAGTGCAAAAGAAGAGGCGTCTATGACACTTATTTATACGCGGACTCTATTTTTTTGTCATTTGGAGCCTGTATTAAACATATCCAGAGCGAGAACGCCTCCATTGAGATACTGGAACGTGACTCTTTTATGGCGGCCTTGGCAGCGATTCCGGAGGTCCCTGATGCAGCTCAATAGATGCCCGATCTGTCACCACCGGATCAGCCTGGAAGCGCTGGCACAGGACGAAGCCGGGCGCGAACTGCTGGGGCTGTTGGCGGCAATGAATACCGATTCGGGAACGGCGCTGGTCAGCTATTTGGGCCTGTTTAGATCTGCCAACCGTGATTTAGCTAATGATCGGGCGCTAAAGCTCTGCAAAGAAGCGCTGGCGCTGGCCCCTGTGCAAATGGTGACCGCCGCCATGCGCCAAACGGTCGAATCGGTCCGGGCCAAAGGCGGCAAGTCCTTAACCAACCATAACTACCTGAAGCGGGTGCTGGAAGACAGGTTGCTTAACGGGGTGGATTCAGCGGGGGATCAGCTGATAAAGGGGACGGATCAGCCCAACCCTCCGGAGAAGGCTAAAAGCAAAACCGCCCAAGCCCTGCAAGCCCTCGAGGATTTTGGCAATGGAACGTAGTAACGATTTAGCCTGGCTAAAAAAAGCCATCAGCAAGGGCTTGATGGGCATGGTGGTGCTGCACCTGGACGGCGGACCCAGCGCAGAAACCGTAACCAAAACAGCGGGCGTGTGGTTTCACATCATCAAGTCGTGGCCTATCGACTGGGACGAAGCACTGGACAAACCCCGGCTAAGCCTGGCATTTACCGCGCTGGCCAGCAATGCGCGGCGCTGGCCCTGTCCGGCTGAGTTGAGACCGTTACTGCCTATGCGCAAGTACCCGCAAAACGCACTTCCGGAACCGGATTATCCGCCGGAGCAAGCCGCCGAAAATTTACGCACGATAAAACGCATGATCAAAGAGGCCATCACCAAATGACAACCCCCCTGCCCCGGCACCTGCTGCCGCCTTCCCTGCTGCAAATCGCCGATTATTGCGGCGAAGCGGTCATGTGGAAGGTTTGGAGCTATTACGGCGGTGGGCATTTGTTTGTACCGATGCGCTGCGGCCCGGACCATCAACTCAGCACCCTGCTGGGCGTCAGTGATGCCGTTAAATTTTGCGAAGTTTTTGGCGGCGACACGCTCACCATACCCAAAGCCGAATCCGCCAAAAGAGCCGTGCGTAACGGCTTGATACGGCAAGCCCGACTTGAGGGGGCTGATCACTTTAGCCTGTGCCGCCGCTTCGGCCTGACCGAACGGCAGATTATCAGCATCTGCGGCCAGCCCCAACTGCCGCAGGTAAACCTGGATTTATTCGACAACCCTGGAGAGACCCCATGAAAAATAAACTGCAAGACCTCAATAACCACCTGTTCGCCCAGCTGGAACGGCTCAGCGATGAAGCGCTCAACCCGGACCAACTGGCGAACGAAATCAACCGAGGCAAAGCGATTAGCGGCGTAGCCCAACAGATCATCGCCACCGGGCATTTGGCGTTAGAAGCACAGGAAAGGCTGAGCGAAAACCAGATTAGCCACCTGCCGGAACTGCTCGGGTTAGGAAATGGCGAAAAATAACCACTACACCCAGGAGCAACTCGACTGGTTGCGCGAGTATCGCCCCAAGCTGGCAAGGCGCGAACTCACCGCGGCATTTAATGAGCGGTTTGGGCTGGCGTTGTCGGTCTCCGCCATTGACGGAACGTGTAAACGGCTGGGCCTCTACACCGGCAGAACCGGTTGTTTTGAACCCGGTCATGAAACGTGGAATAAAGACATTAAAGGTTACAGGGTGTCGGCGGCCACTGAATTTAAAACCGGCAACCGTCCGGCCAATGCCGTCCCCGTTGGAACGGAGCGATTACAAGGCGATGGTTATCTGTGGGTAAAGATTGCCGAGCCTAAAACTTGGCGGGCTAAACATAACGTGATTTGGGAGGCCGAGCACGGCCCCGTGCCGAAAGGCCATACCGTTATTTTTTTAGATGGAAACAAGGAAAACCTCGACCCGGCTAATTTACACCTAGTCAGCCGGGCCGAGCTGCTTAAGCTGAATCTCAACCGCTACAGGAGCACCCATGAAGCCTTAAAACCCGTGGTCTTGAACTTATCCAAACTGCAAGCCAAATGCCATATAAAACCAACCAGAGAACGCACATGACGCATAAAGAACTGATAGAAAAACTGAGCCACGACAGCGGGGCCACCAAAGCCGCCACCGAAAAGCTATTGTCCCTGCTGAGCGGTGTGGCTGCCGAGCAGCTGCAAAGCCAGGGCAGCTTTACACTGCACGGTATCGGCACGTTAAAAGTGGTGAACACCGCCGCCCGCCAAGGCCGCCATCCGCAAACCGGGGAGACGCTCAACATCCCGGCCGGTAAGCGGATCAAGCTGAGCGCCAGCAAAGGCTTAAAGGCGGCTCTGGCCTAACGTCACCAACCCAGGGTTGGGTGGGCCTGCGCCCGCCCAGCTTCTCCAGCGGAGCTGAGTATGAAAACAATCATGATTTATATAGGGACTGCCACGCTGTTTAACGCGGCGGCGCTGACCGGCGATGTGTTTATCGGCCTGCTGGCGGTATTGGCGGGGGCGATGGCTTGGCAGCACAGCAAAACGCTGACCATCAAACCCATGCAAAGGGGGTTTGAAAAAGAGATGTAGGTTGTCGGGTGGATTGCTATAGCGAATCCGCCCTACACTTCAATACCATTGACAAAGGTTAAACCGAGGGCTAAGCTTATCTTGCACTGGCAAAATCCAGTGTTCGGGATTGGCGTCTCGGAAACCCTACGGCACAATGCCGCTTAATGCGGTTTTTTTGTGTCTACACTTCAGTTCACTCATTAGGTCGGGCTGAATGGACTCCCGTAAGGGGGGCCGGATCGTAGGTTCCGGTACGCCAATCCGTTCAGTCCGGCACCATGCAGGCGTCATGTTGTCGGGTATTATCATTTACCTATGGAATAAACATCATGAACCAATCTATTCAAACATACCAATTCAACCAAATTCCTGTTTCTGTCATCGACCATAAGGGCGATGGCTGGATGACCGGCGAGGACGTGGGCAATGCGCTGGAATACAGCACACCACGAGACAGCATTAAAAGCATATTCGTTCGCAACCGTGATGAACTGGAAGAGTTTTCAGTTAAGGTCAAATTGACCTCGACTGACGGCAAGCTATATGACACACGGGTTTACAATGAAGAAGGCGTTATGATGCTGGCGTTTTTCTCCACGCAACCGAAGGCAGCCGCGTTTCGTAAATGGGCGGTTGGAGTACTGAAGGCCTACCGTTCAACAGGTAATCCTCCAACCATCCCCGACGAAACCCAAATCATCATTCGCAACCTGCAAACCGAGCTGCTGAAAAGCCGCAAGCGCATGGACAAGGTCTGGCGGTTGCATCAGGCCGGTTTCAGCAAGGCTGAATCAAGCCGTATGTTGGGCGTGGGGGAAACTACCGTTAGAAAAGAGCACAGCACGCTTAAGGCGTGCGGCTTTACCGCTCAACCGGTTGGCACTCAGCTTGATGTGTTTGGGGGTGAATAATGAACCCCGTCATCGACGCCTTAGACCGTCTCGACGAGGTGGCGCTGTGTCTCGAAGCCGTCGCTGAGCTGCTGANCCCGGAGCCGGATCTGCACACGGTCGACCGTGACAGACAGGCCGTGTTACTGACGTTTCTGCTTCGCGANCACCGTCAGGCCAGACTCAGNCTNGACGCGGCCTTGCCCCGCTAACCCCTNNCTAAGTTGGGCGGCACCGCGTCCGCCCAACCCGTAACCTCCCGCTAAAACCGCTGTTAAGAAGTCCTTCACATTCCTTACCCCGCTTCGCGCGCGTAGACTCTCCAAAACCCTGGAGCGCTTATGTCTACCCCTACCGCTGTATCCGAAGAAGGTCGCGCGTTAATCAAACACCACGAAGGCTGTCGTTTAACGGCTTACCTGTGTCCGGCCAACAAGGTCACCATCGGTTATGGCCATGTGATTGTCCCGTCGTGGGATTATCAGTTGTTCCGGCTGCAACGCTCGGTATTGATCGATATTGTTAACGAGTGCGTCCGGATGCGGCGCATCACTCAGGAAGCGGTTGTCTCTTTACGGCTAAGCCCGCAACAGGTGGATGATCTGCTGGCGGCTGACCTGCG